GGCCTAACGAAGCCATTCTTTTAGAAACGCCTGTAAACTCAAGGACGTTAGCAATACCTTCAGTTCCGACTTGGCTTTCAGCCTCTTCTTTCTCTAAGACCGAAAATTCTTCGTCAGACATTGCAAAGTCACCAATACCACCTTCAGGGACTTCCTCAATTTCTAAAAGTTCTTCTTCTTTTAATGCTGTTTGACCCATTATCCTGCTCCACCTGACAAAGCTGTTGGCATTGTAACTTCAATCATTGTACTTCGTTTTTCGTCACCCGTCCAAGAGTTGCCACAATCAGGGCATTTCTCGGTTTGATACGACGTTAACGTCGGATTAGTGATAAAAACACAACTACACTCGTCACAAAAAACAGTATCTTTACTCATGAAATTACCACAGTAGTTGATCCTACTGCTCCAGTTGCTGTATTACCCCTAGGGTGGGGTTTATACAAAATAGTTACTTTAACGTCCCCGTCTTGTTGAAACAATGCACCTAATTCTAACCCTTGGTCGTCTGTTTGCAAGTTTGTTAACGTAATGTTAGTTGCTCGCCACGGACCGGGGTTGTTAATTTGTTGCAATAGTACCGAAAACGAGCGTACAACTTCCGCCATATAGGTTTCATTGTACTCTTTTGGCGGGTTGGGAAACTGCGGTTGTACTAAACCCCTAGACATTAACGCCTCCCGTCCTGTTGCATATCCACTCTAGGCGATCCTAACCTCCAGCCAACACCGGTATCTACAGATTCCACTTTCAACGCAAACGATCTTCCCCGTAACCGCAAGTTTACAACGTTAGTAAACTGCTCAACAGGTACGGTAGAACTTCTTATTACGGGATTAGTGTCCGAGTTAGTATAGTTTTCTCCCGGAAAGTTCCGAGCTTCTAACGTGAAATTAGCCGAAGGCGCCGTTGCGGTGGAGTCTGCAAAGGTAATGTCGGGTATTAAACGCTTTAAAAACACAAAGTGATCGCCGTCACCAATATCCATTTGACTACTTTCTATGTACGAGGTTACCGCAGATACGGGAGAGGTACTACCGTCATCAAAACCAGATTCCTGCAAGTACAAGTAATTATCGGTACTGGCCCCGACAGGGTTAGACGTAATACCCCTATCTAGCCACGCCGTGCGGTTAAGCTCACCATAATACCAAACCTGCTCTTGATAGTTAAAAACAACATATTTATCGTTTTCAGCACTGCTGGCAGACGGGTAAAACCACCATATTTCAGAAAAACTGGAGTTTACACCAGCACACACCTTCTCACTTTGAGCACTATTAAAATCATCAAACACGTAACTTCTAACGCTACACGGTAGTTTTTGGACCTGCCCACTGTAGATATAGAAATCTTCAACACCCATCCAATAGATGTTGTCATCTACTGCGGCGGCGGACAATGGACTAGCAATAGTTATGTTCTCAGCAACCTGCGTAATACCAAAAGTAAACGGAGGCCCAATAAACTGCATAGCGTGTAGCGAGGAATCGGTCCACACCATGATCTGTTGTTTTGTTTCTACGGCCATAATAATTTCAGAGCCGGAACCCAATCTCAAGTCACCGGCCGTGTTGGTAGCCAAAGACTGCCAAACCAAAGGGTTAGCTTGATCCGAAAACCTTATTAACAAAGGATCTTGTACGCCAATGTCATTTTGAGCATCGCATCCAAACACTATAGTGTGTCTGTCAACATCGGATACAAGGACTTGTTTAGCAATGGTGGGGGTCGTAACATCCGTCGATAAGTCGGACAAAGCTTGTGCCGGTAGAAAAGGCGCGGACCGCGCACTCTTGTCCCAGTAAAATATTCCGGCATCCCGGACGTTAATTAACAGGTCTTCACCTAAATTATCGTGGGTCCATATACGTAAAGTAGAGCCCGAAACAAGTAAACTAGCGCTAGAACCCCACGTGTCACGGCCCCATGTACCTGCGCCCCAACCGGTTCCCGACACCGTAGTGTCTAGCCCGATGTTAACTTGATACGCCCCAATAATACTTCCGCCGCCATTTCCTGAATCAGAACTGTTAGCCACCACCGGAACATCGACTAAAACCCCGTCAACGGTATTAGCGGCAATGGTACTGACCGTGCGAGCAACAAAGGTATACGCGTTAACGCTGGTAACGGTAACGATCTCATATTCTTGATTTAAAACAGCCGCTGTAATGGTTCCGCCAAGAGACACCGCGCCGCTAAAGGTTACAAAATCCCCGGCAAGAGCCCCGTGATTGGAGTCAGTCGCTGTAATGGTTGAAGAGCCGTCGGTCGCGGAGAATACAACGTCGCCCGCGGCGGTAGAAACACGCAAAGGAGTGATGTCATTAAAACCACCACCCTCATCTATGTAATATTTTAAGTGTGTACCCACGCCTAAAAATTGAGTACCGTCTAGGGCTACAAAAGGGTGCAAAGCTCGTGCGGTACCTAAGTAAGATCGCCCAGATTTTTTTGCCCATCCGCCTATTTTTTCAGGCGTTCCAAACCGAAATCTAATTTTATCGCAATCAAACCACCCACCCTCATTAGTGTAAGAAGTAGTTTCTCGATTAACGCCGGGTCTAAATTGCAGTTTAGTAAGGGGCATTTCATCTCACTTTTTAAAATACATGGTTTATCGTGTACACTTGTAGCTTTGCAGATTTGCCTTTAGCTTCAATTGGAGGTAATAAATGTAACTCACTGCAAGCGTTTCGAGCAGTGCTTTCACCTATTAGTATATCAACTCCTGCCGCTTTAGTTCCGGATTCAAGTCTAGCCGCAATATTAACAGCATCCCCTATGGCTGTATAGTCAAAGCGTTGCTCCGATCCCATGTTACCAATGATAGCATCTCCGGTATTTATTCCAATACCTATTTTAATTGGGGGTAAACCCTGCTCTGCAAACTCAATGTTTAGTGCTTCCATATTTGTTTCTATCTGTTTAGCGCACTCTATGGCTTTGTTTTCATGGTTTTCTAAGTCAAGCGGCGCTCCAAAGATCGCCATCATAGCGTCTCCAATGTATTTATCTACGCATCCACCATGTTGAGCAACGGCTGATTGCTGTGCGGTTAAAGCTTTATTCATAATATAGGTTACTTCTTCGGGCGTTACGCTCTCTGAAAGGGCCGTGAACCCGCGCACGTCCGTAAACAAGAACGTACAGTAACGCTTTTCACCCCCTAACCTGAGTAATTGGGGGTTTTCTTGCAATCTTTTAACTTGCCGTGGATCTAAGTAATGCTCAAATTGTTTCTTAATTAGCTGTCTGAGCTTGTACTGCTCTTTATAATTTAAGTAAAAAGTTGCCGATGCCACTACAAACTGAGAAATCATTGTCCACGTTACATCTATTAGAAGCCCTCTTTGTATTAACATATACCCTAGTACGCCCGTACCTCCAATAGCTAACGCAGAAAAAATAATTCCTAGGTACACCCCGAGGTAGTTGATAAATAAATACACTAACAACACCCCAAAGACAAAGTTAAGCATCTCATAGAGGAGCGAGGCTTGAGGTATCTTTGGCATAGACTTGTTTGACGCGTGAAGCATGGTTTCAACAAAAGAAGCTTGAATTTGATGAGGGTACAGAAGCCCTTTGGGAGTGGAAACTTGCGGAAGAATGCCCTTAGCCGTAGTCCCTACTATAACCATCTTCCCCTCTACATCCATTTTATCTAAAGATGTTTCGTGAGGCGCGATCCAATTTACCCAGATTCTGCCAAAAGTATCAGTAGGTATAGGGTTTAATTGCTTTACGCGGATCTCTTCTATTCCGTTGGCATTGGTTTTTATTACGTAGGTATTAGTACCTGTTACAGCTTTTAACAATTGGGTGCCAAAACTAGCCATCCATCCGTCCGGACTACGCATTAACAGCGGCATTCTACGAACTAAGTTATCAACATCAACCGGTGCGGAGACTATACCTTGGAGAGCAACGCTTCTTAGTATAGGAATGTTCTGTGTAACTCCTGTAGCGTCTATGCCTCCAATATCCTCGCCCAGTATTACGGTGCCTTCTGTTTGAGGTAT